CAAGACAGCGCAGGGCAGGCCGAGCCAGTTCTACTTCGACCGCCAGATCCAGCCGGTGATCACGCTGTGGCAGCCGCCCGAGAACTCGACGGACATCCTGGTATACTACTATGTCCGTCGGCTTCAGGATGCGGATACGCTGGTCAACACGACCGACATGCCGTTTCGGTTCTATCCCTGCATGGTGGCGGGGCTAGCTTACTACATCGCGATGAAGCGCGCTCCGGACCGCTTGCAGATCTTGAAAGCAGTCTACGAGGAAGAGTTCATGCGTGCTGCGGATGAGGACAGGGACCGTGTGTCGTTGTTCTTGCAGCCGGATAGCAGGTACATCTGATGCCGTTCGCGAGTGGCAAGTGGGCATGGGGCGTCTCGGATCGGTCCGGGTTCCGCTATCGCTTGCGCGAAATGAAGCGGGAGTGGACGGGTGCGCTGGTTGGGCCGGATGAATTCGATCCAAAGCACCCACAACTGTTTCCGCCGAAGGTTGGGCCGGATCCGCAGGCTCTTCAGAACCCGCGTCCTGAGGTTGACCTAGTGGAGCAGCGGGATGTGCAGTGGAGTTGGAACCCAGTTGGGGGACCTCCTACTAACGGGTTTAACCCTCCCAATAGACTGGTAGCAACTGGTCAGGTTGGTTCAGTTACGGTGGTGACGACATGAGTTTTACCTACGCGCAGCTGAAGCAGGCCATTCAGGACTACACGCAGAACACGGAAACCACCTTCGTGAACAACTTGCCGCTGTTCATTCGGCTGGCGGAAGAGCGGATTCTGAAGAACGTCCAGCTGAACCTGTTCCGCAAGAACGCGACGGCTAACGCGACGGCGTCGAACAAGTATCTGGCGTGCCCGCCTGATTTCCTTGCGCCGTTCTCGCTGTCCTACGAGGTCAGCGGATCGAAGACCTTCATCGAGTTCAAGGACGTCTCGTTCCTGCAAACCTACACGCCGGATGCAACGACCACGGGAACGCCCCGGTACTACGGGCAGTTTGATGTAGACAACTTCATTCTGGCTCCGACGCCCGCGTCGAACTATGTAATGGAGTTGCATTACTTCTATCGGCCTGCGAGCCTGACGGCGGGTGCCGAGAGCGGCACAACATGGCTGAGTACGAATGCTGAGTTGACGATGCTCTATGGCGCACTGGTCGAAGCCTACATCTTCATGAAGGGCGAGCAGGACGTCATGGCGATGTACAACCAGAAGTTCCAAGAGTCGCTGATCGGCATCAAAATGCTGGGTGAGGCGAAAGAGACGACAGAAGAATATCGGGTGGGCAAGGTAGTGAGGACGAAACAATGACCGTAATTCGTATGCCGAATGGATCAGAGTGGGCACCCGCTACGAGCGTGGACTTGGTTCACTGCTCTAGCTGCGGCAACGCTGTGGACACGCCAGAGGAAGAGGCAACGTACCCTGATGGGAATTGTCCTGACTGCGGGAACTCGTGGACTGGGTCTGAGAACAAGGGTGTGCGGATCACCGTGACGGCACCCAAACAGTTGAGCGGATCAACGCTGTGATAGCTGCTCTGAGCATAGACCTTCCGAAAGACTTCAATGTCATGGTGCGTACCACGCACAAGCGTGGGTTTACGCCGGAAGAGCTTGCGCAGCAGTGCGCGGAAAAGATCGTCGGCATCTCTGATACGGCACCTCAAGAGATCAGGGATCAGGCGTATGCCTTCAGGCAGCGGGTAGAGCAGGTGGTTCTTCTCTATCTGAAGCAAGCGGTTCACAGTGACCGGACGACTGTGTATAATGCGATCATAGATGCAGGCCAGCCGGGGCTTGCGGAACTCGTAAGGAGACTCTGACATGGCGTTCGACGCGGCAGAAAGGTGGGCACAGGCGGGCGAAAAGTACTGCCCCCGTTGCTACACCACTAAGCCGCTTTCCGAGTTTACAATTCGGAAAACAGGAAGCCGTGCGGGGCACCCCGTTAGCTACTGCCGCTCCTGCAAGGTCTACAGGCAAAAGCTGAACTACGTTAACGGCGTATACGAGCGTGTTCAACGCCCCTACATGCTGCGCAAGAAGTATGGTATAACGACTCAAGACTACGACTCCATACTTCAGCAACAGGGTGGGGTCTGTGCGATCTGTGGGAGTGATAGTGGCGCATCAGCAAAGGGTACTAAGACCTTTTCGATTGACCACTGTCATGAGACTGGAAGGGTTCGCGGCCTCCTTTGCAACGGTTGTAACCGGGCAATCGGCCTTCTGAAGGACAATGTGGCAGTCCTAAAAAGTGCCATTAAGTACTTGGAAAAAGGAGGCTAAATTGGCTTTCACCGGCAACTTCATGTGTACGTCCTTCAAGGTTGAACTCCTGAAGGGTGTGCATGACTTCACCAACTCGACAGGCGACACCTTCAAGCTTGCTCTGTATGATAACAGCGCCTCTTTTACCGCTGCTACGACTGCTTATACAGCGAGCAACGAGGTTGGTGCTTCTGGCTCGTACTCGGCTGGCGGTGGTACTTTGACGAATGTCACGCCCACTTCGAGCGGCACGACCGCGCTGACTGACTTCGCGGATCTGACGTTCACGTCGGCGACGATCACGGCCTATGGCGCTCTGATCTACAATGACACAGAGGCTGGTGATCCTGCGGTGGTTGTTCTGGACTTCGGCGGTGCCAAGACCTCGACGGCAGGTGACTTCCAGATCGTGTTCCCGACTGCGGATGCTTCGAACGCAATCATTCGCATCGCTTGATCTCAGGCGATAAGGAGACTGCTCGATGGCGCTCGTCGTAAAGGATCGCGTAAAAGAAACGACTGCCACGACAGGCACTGGAACCCTGACACTCGCTGGTGCGGTGACGGGGTTTCAATCGTTTAGTTCTGCCCTGTCAAATGCGGACACGACTTACTACGCGATCTTTGAGTCGAGCACGGGCGCTTGGGAGGTTGGGCTTGGTACGTTCACCTCTTCCGGCACCACGCTGTCGCGGGATACGATCCTAGAAAGCTCCAACGCTGGATCGGCTATTAACCTGACCGCAGGCGCTGCGGAGGTTTTCATTACGCAGCCTGCTGAGAAGGCTGTGTATCTGGACGCCAACGGCTACATCTTTGCGTCTGATGGTCGGAACCTGACCAATCTCAACGCCAGCAACATCTCCAGTGGAACGATTGGTGATGCGTATCTGCCTGCGTCGATTTCGTCCGACATCACAGGCAACGCCGCAACGGCAACTAAGTGGGCAACTGGCAGAACGATCAGCCTGACGGGCGACGTGACTGGCACGAGTGCCGCGTTTGACGGCAGCGGCAACCTCTCCTTTGCCACAACCATTGCCGCCGATTCTGTTGCGCTTGGCACCGATACTACAGGTAACTACGTTGCGACTGGCGCAGTCAGCGGCAATGGCTTGTCTGGTTCGGCAAGCGCAGAGGGCGCGACGTTCACGGTTACGTCGAACGCGACGAACGCCAACACGGCCAATACCATCGTGTTCCGCGATGCATCTGGAAACTTTTCGGCGGGCACCATTACCGCTGCGCTGACTGGCAACGCTTCAACGGCAAGTGCTTGGGCAACGGGTAGGACACTCAGCCTAACTGGCGACGTTACTGGCACAAGCGCCTCGTTTGATGGTAGCGGCAACATCAGCATCGCTACTACGATTGCCGCCGACTCCGTTGCCCTCGGGACTGACACGACTGGTAACTATGTCGCCACGGGTGCCGTCAGCGGTAACGGGTTGTCTGGTTCTGCCAGCGCAGAAGGAGCGACGTTTACCGTCACTTCCAACGCGACGAACGCTAACACCGCAAGCACGATTGTGTTCCGCGATGCAAGCGGAAACTTTTCTGCGGGCACCATCACTGCTACTCTTACGGGCACGGCTTCTAATGCCAACACGTTGAACAACATCTCCGCTGTAAATTTGTTCAACAATATGGGGGAGGTGCATAACACTCGAACGTCATTTGACGCATCTACCCCAAGCTATGACTTTGGTTGGAGGTTTGTACAGGGCAGCACGAATGGCCCCGGAACAGGCGGTTCACAGTTTTACTCATGGTATGTAGGCCTTGGCAGTCAGTATCCTGCGACGGGGGGGGGTTCTTATGGTGCTATGTTTGCAATAGACCGCGACAGCACCAACCCTTATTTAAGTGTTCGTTTCAATGAAGGAAATTTGTTTGGGACGTGGCGTCGGATTAATGCTGGAAATGCGGATACTGTTGGTGGATTGTCCTCCTCGCAGTTCCTGCGCAGCGACGCTGCGGATAGCACGGCGAGCACGATCTCGTTCACGGGCGACATCGAGGTTGGGAATCAAATTATCCACAACGGCGACACCGACACCTACATGCAGTTCCACGCTGCGGATCAATGGCGTGTAGTTACGGGTGGTGTAGAACGTCTAGAAGTTACGAACTCCGGCGTTAGAATTGACGACGCCTTCACTCTGCCGACGACGGACGGCACGAGCGGTCAGGCATTGGTTACGAACGGCTCTGGAACAGTTACTTGGGGCAGCGCAGGGATCAGTACGGGTAAGGCAATCGCAATGGCGATAGTCTTCGGGTAGGTCGTATGTTCGGCTTTACCCCCTTCGCTCAGGCACCCTACAGCGATGACGGTGTAATCGACGAAGCCGCCCCGGTAACGGGTCTTGTGGCAACGGGTAACGTCGGCTCTGTAACGGTTACCGGAGATGCTGTTGTCAGCGTCACAGGGGTTTCTGCCACAGGCAGTGTTGGCACGGTCGATCTCTTTATAGGGATCATCGTTAACGTCACAGGCGTTGAGGCCACGGGGGCTGTTGGAACGGTCGCCGTCAGTGGCGATGCGGTTGTAGGCGTTACAGGTGTCGAAGCCACAGGCAATGTCGGCACAGCCGTTGCTACGGGTAGTACAGACGTACCGACCACCGGACTGGAAGCTACAGGCAATGTTGGTGCCGTTGTAGTCAACGTCGGTACAGGCGTTGTGGTCAACGTCACAGGTCTTGAAGCGACGGGTGCTGTCGGCACGGTCGATGTCCTTGGCAACGCAATCGTTTCGGTTACGGGTCTTGAGGCAACAGGCGCTGTCGGCTCTGTTACGGCCACGGGTGATGCAAACGTACCGACAACGGGCCTTGAGGCGACAGGCGCTGTCGGTGGTGTCACGGTTGTAGCTGGCGCGATTGTTAATGTTACAGGGCTGTCGGCCATCGCAGCCGTTGGCGCTGTGTCTGTCGAGGCAGATGCCATTGTGCCTGCCACTGGGCTTGAAGCGACAGGCGCTGTCGGCGATGTAACCGTTGTTGAGGGGACTGGCGTTACCGTCAACGTCACCGGGGTTTCAGCCACCGCTTCCGTCGGTTCTGTCACCATTACGGGTGACGCAACAGTGCTCGTCACTGGGGTTTCCGCCACGGGCGTTGTAACGCCTGTACTGGTGTGGGGAAAGATTGTTCCAGCGCCCGGAACAAGCTATACTCCAATCATCCCGGCCTCCGGTACGATCTGGACCGAGATTGCGGCGTAAGGAAGCGAGATGGCGAGTACATACACGTCGAACGGTGGTATCGAGCTTATCGCGACCGGCGAACAGTCCGGTACCTGGGGCACGACCACAAACACGAACCTGTCGATCATCGACCGGCTGACCAACGGCGTCGGTGCGATCTCGCTTACCGGCACGACGCACACACTCACGACCACGGATGGAACACTATCGGACGGTCAGTATCGTGTGTTGGTGTTTGGCGGGACACCGAGCGGCACGAACACTGTCACGATCTCTCCCAACGACGCGCAGCATCTATACTTCGTGAAGAACGGCTCCGGTCAGAGCGTGGTTCTGTCTCAGGGATCTGGGACTACAGTCACAGTTGCGGACGGCAAGAGCGCGATTGTCTACGCAGACGGCGGTGGGGCTGGTGCCAACGTCGTTGACCTGACGAGCACGTTCAACTTCCAACCTCTTACGGCTACGCTGACGGCGATTGGCGCGCTTGCTGTCACTGACGGAAACATCATCGTCGGCAACGGATCGACGTGGGTTGCGGAGAGCGGCGCGACGGCACGGACTTCGCTGGGACTTGGTACAGGCGACAGCCCTACGTTTGCTGGCGTCACATCTGGTCAGATCGACATCACGGCGACTGGCGACCTCCGCCTGCAAGACACGACCGGCGGCGAGTACGTCGCGCTTCAGGCTCCGGGTACTATCTCGGCAAGTTACACGCTGACATTGCCTGCGGCAGATGGTACAAGTGGGCAAGCACTTGTCACTAATGGGTCTGGCACTCTATCCTTCGCGAACTCGACAGACAGAGGTTTCGTTGTGGGCATGTCAATCGTCTTCGGGGCATAAAGGAGTCAAAGAATGGCTGCTCCCAATATCGTCAACGTCACCACGATCACCGGCAAGACGAACGTCGTCAGCCTTACGACTACGAACGCAACGCTGGTTGTTGAAAACCCTGTGTCGAGCAACAAGGTCTTCAAGATCAACTCGCTGGTGGTCTCAAACGTGGATGGAACAAACGCCGCCGACATCACTGTCTCGCTCTACAGCGAAGACAACATCGGCGGTACTGCGACCGAGATCGTCAGCACGGTGAGCGTGCCTGCCGACGCTTCGCTTGTGGTCATCGACAAGAACACCTCGATCTATCTTGAGGAAGACAAGTCGATTGGCGCGACGGCGGGT